AAAGCCAAGCGCGGCGCTGATGAAGGCTCCGTGTAATCCTTCCTGATTGGAAGCCGTAAGTCACGGGGGGCCGCTGGGAAACCACGGTCCCCTTTTTACATTTAGGAGGCCATGATGGCATCAGTTGTCGACATCTGTAACCTTGCGCTGGCGCACCTCGGCGACAACGCCACCATCGCAAGCATCGATCCACCAGAAGGATCTGCGCAGGCAGAACACTGCCAACGCTTTTATCCAATCGCTCGAGACACTTTGCTCGAGATGCACAGTTGGGCTTTTGCAACCAGACGCGCATACGGCGCTGAAGTTGAAAACTCCTGGCCAATGTGGAGGCATGCATATGCCAACCCCGCTGACGCAATGAGCGTCATTGCAGTGCTACCACCAGAAGCGCGTGACGACTACAGCACCGCATTCACACCTGAAAATTACCCAGACTTTTACACAAACTATTCACCGGCTGTTGCCGCTGGCCAGTATGTTCCGCAGAAGTTTGCAATTGAAACAGCGCAGGATGGTTCGCAAATTATTCTGACCAACCAAAAGCAAGCTGTGATCCGTTACTCGGCTCGCATCAACGACCCAACAAAATTCTCTGCACTGTTCACCACCACGCTGTCATGGCATCTCGCATCGATGCTTGCCGGCCCAGTGATCAAAGGTGACCAGGGCGCCGCAGAAGCCAAGCGATGCATCACCATGATGAACCTCTACCTTGGCAAAGCAATGGAGTCTGATTCCAATGAGCGCCAGATCAAGCCAGAGCACATCGTGTCCTGGATCGCAGGGAGATAAGCATGCCTAATGTGCGCACACTACAACGATCATTTGCTGGCGGCGAGATGTCGCCAGAGATGTTTGGCCGCATCGATGATGTGAAATATCAAACCGGGGCGGCGACGATGAAGAACTTCATTGCCACGCCACAAGGTCCGGCAGAAAACCGCGCAGGGTTTGCATTTGTTCGCGAGGTCAAAGACAGCACCAAGCGCACCAGGCTGATCCCATTTACATACTCGACCACGCAAACCATGGTGATTGAGTTAAGCCCAGGCTACATACGCTTTCACACACAAGGCGCGACATTGATGTCAGGTGGTGTGCCATACGAGATTGCAAACCCATACGCAGAAGCTGATCTGTTTGACATTCACTATGTGCAGTCAGCCGATGTGATGACGCTGGTGCACCCAAACTATGCGCCGCGTGAACTGCGCAGGCTTGGCACTACCAACTGGACATTGACCACCATCAACTTTGGATCTCCGATTGCCGCGCCCAGTGGCGTGACTGCAACCAGGTACATCCCTGCATCGTCATCGACCAACGCAGACACTTACGAGACGATGAGTTATGTCGTGACAGCAATTGCCGCTGATGAGATTGGCGAGTCCATCTCTTCAAGCGTGGCATCAGTCACCAACAACATTTTTGTCACTGGTGCGACCAACACAATTTCCTGGTCAGCAGTGACAGGCGCATCGCGTTACCGCGTCTACAAACTGTTGGGAGGTCTGTATGGCTACATTGGAAGCACGACTGGCACGAGCATCGTCGACAACAACATCGCGCCGGATCTGTCGGTTACTCCTCCCAACTACGACAACGAATTCACCAGCACAGGCAACTACCCTGGAGCCGTGTCGTACTTCGAACAGCGTCGGTGTTTTGCTGGAACCATCAACGAACCGCAAAAGATCTGGATGACCAAGTCAGGCACTGAGTCTAATCTCAGCTATGGCCTGCCAATTCGTGACGACGACCGCATCGAGTTCCGCGTGGCCGCTCGCGAAGCAAACACAATTCGCCACATCGTGCCGTTGACTCAGTTGTTGTTGCTGACTGGATCTGCTGAGTGGCGCGTGTCATCTCTCAACAGCGACGAGATCACACCAACCACCATCTCTGTTCGACCACAGTCGTACATCGGTGCATCGAATGTTCAACCGGTGATCATCAACAACGCTTTGGTGTACTGCTCTGCTCGCGGTGGCCATGTGCGTGAACTTGGTTACAACTGGCAGGCCAGTGGGTTTATCACCAACGACTTGTCGATCCGTTCTGCCAACTTGTTTGACAACTACGAGATCACTGACATGGCATTTGCCAAGGCGCCGATCCAGATGATTTGGTTCATCTCGTCGTCTGGCATGTTGCTTGGTTTGACATACACGCCAGAGCAACAAGTGGGCGCGTGGCACAAGCACGATACCGACGGCACATTCGAGTCTTGCACCGTGGTTGCAGAAGGCAACGAAGACCGCTTGTATGTGGTTGTCAAGCGCACCATTGGCGGCGTCACCAAACGCTATGTCGAGCGCATGGCCAGCCGTCACTTTGATTCAATCGAGGACGCGTTCTTTGTTGACTCAGGCGCAACATATGACGGCACAAATACCTCCGCCACCACGGTCACGGTAAGCGGTGGCACAACCTGGGGACCGGCTGATGTGCTGACCATCACAGCATCGACTGCCATCTTTACCTACCCAGGCACCAGTGATGTCAATGACGCCATTGTGCTGACCGACTCTGCCGGCAACACATACCGCCTCACAATCCGCTCCACGACCTCCACAACGGTCGCAACGGCTCGAGTTGATGTCACACTACCATCCGCACTCAGAAACACCGCCACGAGGCTGTATTCGTTTGCACGCAATACGATCAGTGGCTTGACTTGGCTCGAGGGCAAGAGCGTGTCCATCCTGGCTGATGGAGCCGTGCAACCCAAGAAGACTGTGACCAGTGGATCGATTACGATTGACCGGGCCGCAAGCATCATCCACATTGGCCTGGAATACGACTCAGACCTGCAAAGCCTGCCGCTTGCCATGGGCATCGACAACGGCATGGGCCAGGGTCGCTACAAGAATGTCAACAAGGCATGGCTCCGCGTTTACCAGTCGTCCGGTATTTTCATTGGACCCAACGCGGACAATCTGGTCGAGGCCAAACAAAGGACGACCGAACCATACGGCACGCCGCCTGAGTTGAAGACCCAAGAAATTCAGATCATGCTGACACCATCATGGCTCGACAGCGGCCAGGTGTTTGTCCGCCAGTCTGATCCACTGCCATTAACCATCGTCGGCATGACCCTTGAGGTTGCGATCGGTGGGTAAAGGTACCCGTAAGATCCGGTGACACGGATACTGTTCAACCATGCAAGAACCTGGTGCTGTGGAGGTAAGGTCAACACAGTCCTCCAAGCCCAGGTGAAACAGGAGATTTGACACATGGCAACCTTATTGACCGGAACCGGGACACAGGCAATGAGCCAGGCCGGGTCCATCTTTGCAATTGGCGGGGCAGTCACTGGCGCCATTGGCAACTACTACGCCGCCCAAAGCCAGATCGCACAACTGGAGTCACAAGCATCCTCGATGCGATTCCAGTCCGACATCTCGGAACTCAATGCGGCCCAGGCTGAATTCACAGCCCAGCAGATCCTGCGTGCTGGCCAACTCAAGCAAGGCCAGGTTAGCCTGCGCGCCGGCAAGATCAAAAGTTCACAGCGCGCATCGATGGCCGCTCGAGGTATTGACCTGGGCGTCGGCAGTGCTGTTGAGACTATCGCAACAACCGACCTCATGAAAGAGATCGACATGCTGACAGTCAACGCTGATACCGTCCGAAGCGCAGAAGCGGCACGACTACAGCGTCAAAACTATTTGACAGCATCAGCAATGCAGGATGTGTCTGCATCAAACTTGGCAGGCTCCGCATCAACTATCAGCCCATTCATGGCGGCTGGATCGAGCATTCTCGGCAGTGCCGGAACCGTGGCCAATGCCTGGTACCAAGATCGCAAACTTGCGGCAATGGCCGCAAAACTTGGCATCGATTAAGGACGAATCATGGCAACAGTACCAATTTACGATTTACCAACACAAGAAGCAGGCGTAGGCAACATGCCTGCAATACAGGCTCCAGGCGTAGAGCCGATGCGCAATTTTGCCGGCGAGCAAATTGCAAAGACTGGCCAGGCAGTGCAGTCTTTTGGCACGACTGTGATGAAGATCGCAGACCGCCTGCAAGGTGAAGTTGATGATGCCAAAGCCAAAGAACTCTACAACACATTTGCGGCATCAGCCGACACCATTGAAACTCAATACCTAACGCTCAAAGGCAAGGATGCTGTGGGCGCGGCAATGAAGACCAAGAATGATCTTGAAGCCGCATTGACGGATGTTGTTGGCCAAGCCGAGAACGATGTGCAAAAAATCTTGTTGCGCAATTCTGCCGGCGTTCGCATGCGCAGTGCCAACAGCGCAATCATCAAACACTCATTGGTTGAGCAACGCGACTACGACATCAAGGAAAGCGGCGCCCAAGTTGACTCATTTGTCAATGATGCGATTCGCTACTCTGCTGGTTGGAAAAATCCACAAGGCGACTTTGCTGTTTACTACGGAGCCGCGAAAGATGGCGCTAATAAGCTGGCAGACAAACTTGGATACGAAGCCAAGAGTGCACAGCGCGAGCAATTGATCTTGAAGGCAACCAACCAGATTCACGGCCAGGTTGTGCAGTCTCAGATCGATGCTCAGAACTTAGATCAAGCACGCGACTACCTGCAACGCTACGGCAATGAGATGACGCCGGAGACTTATCAGCGCACAAAGAAAGCGCTCGAGATCGGCACATCTGACGCCAAAGAACAAGGCCTCGCAGAATCATTCTGGAGCAGTAGCGGCAACAACATTGCTGGCGCTCTCAAGATGGCTCGTGAAAAGCTATCCGGCAAAGAAGAGGACCAGGTTGTTCAGCGCTTGAAGATTTTTGAGAGCGAGCGCACTGGCATCATCCAGGCCGCTCAGAACGACGCCAAAGACAAAGCATGGCGCTCGTATGCAGAGACAGGCAACTTCAGCAAGATCCCGCCAAGCATATTGGCCAGCATGGATGGCGCCGACTTGGCCAGCCTGCAACGCACAGCAAAGGCTGATGTTGAGGCGCGCACAAAGGGAACTGAAGTCAAGACAGATCCAAATGTCTACTACCAGTTGACGCAAGAAGCCATGACGAATCCTGACTTCAAAGATCCGACCAAGGTTGATCTGCGCAAATACTTTGACAAGCTGTCACCTGGTGACCGCAATCACTTCATCAATTTGCAACGCACGAT